ACACTGCAGCTATTAATGCAGCTAATCAAACAGATGCACAAAACTTATTACAGATATCTAACTTTGCATTATCTTCTTTATGGCAACAATGGAGAGATGAGGCATCTTGGGTAAATACATCATCTGAAAATAATAAAGATAGAGCACACAATATTGCTATGGCTGCATTAGAAAGAGAAACAACAATGGCTTTATATGATGAAGAAAGTAAAGCTGCACTTAATGGATTAATAGGTAGATTAGGTTTAGAAATATTTGAGAGTATATTATAGGAGTAAATATGGATATATCAACATTAACACAATTAATATCTGTAGGTAAAGAGTTTTTAGGTGGTGGAGATTCTGGTGATGATACACCTAAACCAAGAGACTACAGAGTAGATTTTGACCAATATAAAATGGGAGTAGATAGTTATGGATTTGCAGATAGTCAAGCTTTAGCAGAACCGGGTCAAGCTGCAATGATACAACAAGTGTCTTATAAACAGACACAACAATTTTGGGATAACTATTTAAGAGACTACATGGGAGATGTGTAATGGCAGAAAGAACAACAAATCCATTTGATTCACCAGTTCCGGGTCAATCTTTAACAGATACACCTAGAAACTATCCGTGGGAACATACACCACAATTTGCTACAGTAGAGGATGCATCAATGCAGATATGGGAAGGTTTACACTCAGATGCTGCAATGGAAAAAGTTATTATATTATTAGAGGCAGGATTAACTGTAGAAGAAATAGTTAAAGTAATTATATTCGCAGGATTTGTAGAAGGTAAGTTTAATCCTGATGTAGGATTATTACTAACACCTATTGTTGCAAAAATGGTTATGGCCATAGGTAAAAAAGCAGGTGTTGAAAAAATAAAATTAGGAAAACCTAAACCAGATGAAACAAAACAATTAATTAGAACAGTAATTAGAATGTCACCCAAAGAACAAGATGAAATGAAAGAAGTAGAAGAAGATACACCTACTACAGGATTAATGGGTAAACCTAAAGAGGAGGAAAAATAATGGGATTATTAAGTTCAAGAACTTTTAGACAAGTAGCAACTGGATTTTTAGGTGGTATTGAAGATAAACGAGAAGAAATGAGAGATAGAATTGACACTTATAGAGAAAGAGCAGTCAATAAAAAAAATGAAATACAAAAAAAATATAATGAATATTTTGATGAAGAGAAAGCAAATATTAATGCATTTAAAACAATAGCTACTGCAGCAGGAGAGGATTATTTACCTGCCTTAAATAGTTTTGTTGGCACAGACCCTACTAGATTAGCTATATTTGATAGAATGTCTCCAGATGATATTAGAACAGAATTAGATAAATATAAAGATGCTACTCCTGCAGATACAGGATTTATACAAGCAAGACAAGAAAAATTAAAACTAAAAGAAGAAGAATTAAATCAAAATTTACAAGACCAAGTAGGTTTATTTAAAGGGACTTCTTCAATATTTACAAGAGACATAGAAAGAAGAGGCGAAAAAGAAATAAAAACAGAAGCAGGTACTCTTGAATCACAAAGACTAAGAGGAGACTTTACTGCCGGTGCAGGACTAGGTATAAAAACAAATTTAAAATTATCTGAAGTGCAAAATAACTATCAAATTTATGATAACTATTTTACTGATGAAATAATGGGTGGAGTAAAGACAGGTAAAAGAATTATAAATCCACAGTTCCAAGCTAATGTATCACAAATAGATGAACAAGCAGATAGATTAATTGATAATGGATTTGGTGGCACAAGAATAGAAGCTATTGCAGAAATTATAGAAATGATGAATAATCCTTCCTACAGAGGAGCTAATTTACAATTCTTAAATAATGCTACTGATGGTTCACCTATATTATTAGATACCGAAGAGGCTTTTAGTCTTGCTATTGAAAAAAGAGACATTAAAACAATGGAAGCGTTAATTAAAGATTTAGAAACTAGAAATAGACCTGATGAAGTAGAATTATATACAAGTAGACTTGAAAAGTTTAAAGAAGATGAAAAGAATTTAACTGCAGAAAAAGTAAAACAAAGAGCGTTAGAAGAAGGTGGGGATGATACAGAGTCCGATAAGATTATAGATTTTCAATTAGACAAACCTAAATTTAAACAAGAATATAAAGATATACTATCTTTTAGTGAATATAACTCTTTATCAGAAGATAAAGTTAGAGAGATTTATAAACTAATAGAGGAAGGAAAATATACAAAACCTAAAAAAGAAGAACCTAAAGAAGAGGAAAAGAGACCATTAACTACGGAAGGTCTAAGTGAATCAGACGCAGCCATAGTTGATAAAATAAATACAGCATTAGGATTCTAATATGTCCATAGCAAAAGATTATTTAAGAGAGTCTGACAAGACTCTTGAAACAGAAGAAAAAAAATTTAGAACTACATCTATAGCTAAATCCTACATCCAAGATGCAGGAGGTGGTCCCACCATTTCTATCAATTCCCAAAAGAAAAAAACAAAAGAAGAAGATGGACTCATAGAAAATATGGAGTCAGTTGACCCACCGGAGGTTAACAATGCATATTCTTTTGCTTTTGGTTTAGGATTAAAAGATACTTACAGAGGCGGTAAACAAATACTTGGTATAGATAAGGCTCAAATGAAAGCCAATCAACAAAAATTAAATGAGTTAATGCGTGGTCCTAACGGTGGATGGGTAACTGCAGCTTACTTTGCAGGTGCTATATTAGACCCTGCAGGATGGTTAATACCTTTTGGTAAAGCAAAAAATATTTATTCTATGGCAAAAACTGGAGTAGTATCAGGTGCTATTGCAGGTGCTACAGGATATGTAGATGAAGAATCATTTATAGATTCAAGAGGAAAACAAGCTCTTCTTGGTGCTGTAGGTGGTGGCATAGTTGCTCCTGCAATGGGAGGTCTAAAAAATTTAGGTGTTAAGATTACTGGCAAAGGTAATATAATACCTTTAGGTAGAAAATTAACTAAACAACAAATGATGGATAGAGGTGCTTCTACTGTGCAAATATCTGGAGTATCTAAAACAGGTAAATCAAAAGGTGAAGCACCAGTCGAAACAACGGGTCCTGAAACTTTAGTAATACAAAAAGATGCAGATATAGCAGATGAAGGCAAAAGTATTTTTGATGCAGTAAAAGATTTATTTAATAAAAAAGTAAATAAAATAACTTATCCTAATGTTAAAGCAGTACATGATATACCTAAACCTACATCAAGAGGTCCTAAGTTTTTTTTAAGTAGATTAATAAATGGTTATCAAAATAGTTATGAAAAACATATAGGTAAAAGATTATTAAAAGGAATTAAAACAGGAGAAGGTGGCTCTGCATTTGCAGGAGGACTTTTAGGTTTTGCAGGTGATTATGATATAGAGGATGATTATAAAGCACCGTCTTTAGCGACAAGATTTGCACAAGCTTTTACTGGTGCAGCGTTGGGATATGGTGGTATAAAATTTTTAAAAAGTAAAACTGCTAAAGAATTAAATTTAGTTAGAAGAACTAAACTAGGTGAAAAGGGTGAAGAAGTAGAATTTGTAGAAACATATCCTGAACTATTTGCTAGGTGGTTTGTAGATAGAGCAGGTTTACCTAAAAATTATAGAAAATTTCAAATAGACGCACAAGGATTAGAATATAGTTTAGCAGGTGAAATGGTTAAAATGGCAAAACTTGCAGAAAAATTAACTCCTGATGAAAATGCTTTACTATATAATATATTATCAGGTGATGTTTCAGCAAAAGTTGCACCTAGAACTATAGTTAGAATGGCCGCAAAAACTAGAGGCATGATAAAAAGAATGACTCAAAGGTATATTGACTTAGGTATAATATCTGAAAAACAAGCAAAGTTAAATGAAGGTAAGTATCTAATGAGAATATATAAAGATTTAGAAAAAGCTAGAGAGGAAGTAGGTAAAATAAAAGGACCTGTAAATGTAGGATATAAAAAAATAGGCGATGAATTAAGAGGCAGAGGATTTTTTAAAGATTATACAGTAAAAGAATATTTAGAAACTAGAAGATTTCAAAAAAATATTATTGATGAAGTAGTTGACCCAAACCATAGAGGTTGGGATTTACCTCCTGATGTTATACTAAAAAATAACAAACTATATAAAGTTGGTGAGGATGGTTCTGAAACTTTAATGAAGAACAAAGATATGGTGTCTTTACGTTGGGAATATTCTAAACCTGAAAGAAAATGGATGGGTGAAGTAGAAAATGCTGCTATAGCTATGGAATACACAGGATTAATACAAGCCAGAACTATAGCTAAATATCAATTCTTTACTGATGTGGCATCTAAATTTGGTAAAACAAAAAAAGAAATAGAAGGATTTAAAATAGCTAATGCTAAAGATGTAGCAGGGCCTTCGCCATTATTAGACGAACAATATATACAAATACCTAAAACAAAAATAGAAGGTAAAAATATTTTTAGATATGGTAAATTAGCAGGTAAATATGTACCGGCAAGTATTTGGAAAGATATTGCAGGTATGGGAAAATATCAAGATATTTCTTCTAATGCTTTATGGGCTAAATATAAAAAATTAAATAGTATTTGGAAAGTTTCTAAAACTGCATGGAATCCAACTGTGCATGTTAATAATATTTTTGGTAACGTAATACTATCAGACTTAGCAGATGTCCCACTAAGAGGTTTACCCGCAGCATGGAAAGCATTAAGAGACAACGCAAATGGAACAGGTAAAAATTCTGACATAGTAGAACTTGCAAAAAGAATGGGTGTTATGGATGCTGATTTTATACAACAAGAATCTAGAAAATTTAGATTTGAAGATATGGAAAGAATATTTACAACAAAAGCAAATGAAAGTGAGTGGAATAATTCTATAGGTATTGCTAAAAATATTTATAATGCCGTAAAAAAGAATATTAAAGAAAATAAAATTACAGGAACTTTAGAAGAATGGTATAGAGTAGAAGACCATGTATTTAGATTAAATGCATTTATGCATAGAATTAAAATGGGTGACAGTTATGAAGATGCTGCTTTATTTGCTAGAAAACAATTTATAGATTATGATATAGACGCACCTGCAATTAATTTTTTAAGAAATAGTGTAACACCGTTTTTATCCTTTACATATAGAATGATTCCCATACTAGCAGAGTCGGCAGTAATGCGACCAACAAAATATGCAAAATATGCAGCGTTAGGATATGCTTTAACTAACTTAGAGGGATATATAGGTGGTGAAGAAGCAAAAGTAGAAAGAGCATTATTACCTGATTATGAAGCAGGTAATATTTTAGATTTACCTTTTATGCCTAAAAGAACCATAAGAATACCTTTAAAAGACCAAAATGGTAGACCTAAATTTTTAAATATTAGTAGATTATTTCCGGGTGGTGATGTGTTAAGCTTTGAAGGTAAAAGAGGTGTTCCCTTTTTACCAGAACCACTACAGCCTTCTTTTGGTATAGTCGGTGATGCAGTTCAATCAATGATAGGATTTGATTTATTTAGAGGACAAAAGGATATCAGAAGAGGTGATGGTGGACCAATAGAAGAAACACTAGAGGCATTAGATATGTTTGCTAGAAAATTAATTCCTAACTTTCCTTATGTGCCGGGTTCATTTTCTACTAAAAAATTAGAACGAGCATTAAAACAAGAAGAATCACCATATCGTGTTCCACAGTCAGAGGGTGAAGCTTTGCTTAATTCTTTTGGTATAAAAATAAGTAATAAAAGTATAGAAACATTAGCAAGGTCTAGAAAAATAGAATTTGATAGACAAATCAGAAAACAAAAAGCTAAAATAAAACAAGCTGTTAAAAAATTTGATGAAGGTTCTATAGATGAAGACGAATACATAAAACAAGTAGGAAAGATTATGGAAAATATAAATAAAATACAAATGACTTTTTTCGGTAGATTAGCCGGAGTGGACCCCTATGGATTTAGGTGGTTCGATAAATTATCAGACGGGGAGGAAAAATAATGGGTGGATTACCAGTAGAAATGATTACAATGTTAGGCTCTAGTTTACTAGGTGGATTTATGTCCATATGGGGCCAAAGCATTAAAGCAAAACAAGAAGAACAAAAGATGTTATTAGCTAGAGCAGAGTCTCAAATGTCTTTTATAGAAAAAGCTAGAACATATGACAACAAAGGTTTCCAGTGGACCAGAAGAATTATTGCATTGACTGCAGTTTTTTTTATTATAGCTTGGCCCAAGTTAGTGCCGGTGTTATTCAACACTCCAGTTATACTGACATGGACAGAGTTTACTCAAGGGTTCTTATTCTTAATAGAGAAGAAAGAAGTATTAATGGACAAAGAGTTTTTAGGTTTAGTGATAACACCACTAGATACTCATCTAATGTCAGCGATAGTAGGTCTTTACTTTGGTGGAAGTCTAGTAAAAAAATAATGAGAGATTCTAGATTAATATCTAAGACTTATGATAAAGAAGAAAAGAAAGGTCCGGATATAGATATCAAAGTTAAAGAAATACCTCAAATTAAAAATGATTTAAAAACTTTAAAAGAAGATGAGGGATTTAAAAATTCTATTTATGATGATTCCACCGGCACAGTTATAAAAGACAAAAAAGCTGTTATAGAAAATGACGGAAGAATTGTTTATTCTGACGGAACTAGAGGTGGTTTTGCTACTATCGGATATGGTCACAAAATTACACCAGACGATAACTATAAAATAGGAACTATGTATTCTGAATCTGATTTAGAAAATCAACTTATAAAAGATTATATAAGTAAAAGAAATATAATAAGAAATTCTATCATAAATAGTGGAAAAAATCCAGATGATATACCAGAAAATGTAAAGTCAATATTAATTAGAAATTCTTTTTGGGGTGTATCAAAAAGTTCTTTTCCCATGTATTTTGATAGTATGTTAAATCAAGAATATAAAAACGCAGCAGATAATTTAAAATTTACAGACCCAAACAAAGGAGACAGTGGAGGTTATACTAATATATATAGTAATAAAGATTTAAGACCTAGAACTGAAAGAGTTATGCAAGAGATAGTTAACCTATTTAATAACTAACCCATACCATTAACAAATCGAGTTACCTTTTTATTTAATTCATCTATTTCATGTACACAATATTCTATTAGAGAAGCTATGTTGTGTGTATAAGGATATTCTCTTATATTAATACCCTCTACTTCAAACGACTCACCATTTAATTTCTTTCTACCTTTTTTTAAATAGCGAGGGTTCTTTTCGTTGTATTCGTTTAGTTCTTTTATGAAGTCTTTTGGTTTAATAAAAGAGTAATCTATTTGGATATCACTATCTCGATTGAGATTAACAGAGTAATTAATTAGGTTTGCTACAAAATCAAACTTTCTTTGTTTCTTGTTTTTGTCCGGATTCATTTGATGTTTCCTGTAATTGTGCTAGGCCTGTAATTAATGTATGCACTTCACCATAGGGTCTAGTAAACATATATTTAATTACATTTTGTAGCAACTCACTACTTATCAAGTAATTTTTCATGTGCTTTTTTCTCCTTATTTAATTGTATATCTCTTAACTCTTCTGTAATTATTGTAGATAAGTCTTCATACAATAATCTTAAAGAGCCAAAAAAACTGCTATGATTAGATATCTTTACAAATCCTTTATCTCTAACTTGTTTAGATTCAAATGTATCTAAAGATAATAATAACTCACCTGTAAAAGGGTCCTTAACTATTCTCATTTTCTGCTCCCTTAGATATACCTTTTGTATCTAAATTCATAACTCTTTCTTTTACCTCATCCACAGTCTTAGCTAATTCTTGTTCTTTTTTGTAATCCATTTTATTTTTAGATTGTTCTACAACTTCATCAACTGTCATATTAATATTCTTTTGTCGTTCAGCAAAATTTCTTTCTGCCCAAACTTCTAATCTATCAACTAAAAATTTATTTTGTATTCTTAGTTCTTTATTTTCTTCTGTTAACTGATTAATAATTTTTAATCTTTCTCTGCTTCTTTCTTTTACTTTTAATACTTGTGCTTCCATTTCTTTTAATGTACTCATTCTTTACCACCATAATTATTAAAATCTATTAGTTTTATTATAGGTATTAAATAACCCCAAGATGTATTATTATCGCCACCGGGGACCTTATTAAAATTATTTTTATTTATAATACTCCTTAAATCTTTTGTTTTTAATGTTATATTAAAACAAAATCTATCACCACTATAAAAATTTATAGTCCACCATTCTGCCTGTGTTTTTTTAATACCACTTTCTTTTCCCCTACTTTGATATTCACAATAGTGATTACCCGTCTTAATCCACTTATCTCTTTCAGACTTTACTTCAGTCTTTTCCCCTTGTTGTATCTCACCTACAACAGTCTCACCTTGTTTTCCCCACTCTAAATCATATTTAAAATTAGCGTTATGCTTCATGTTGAATTACCTCTTTTGGATTGTTTATTTCTACATACCAAGCAAATTTAGGATTAGATGCTTTTGATTGTTGTTGTGGTAAGTATTGTATATTTTCACCCCAACACTTTTGTTTGTAAGGACAATATGAACATACAGTTCCTAATATTTTATTACCCGTAGGTTTTTTGTAAAACATTTCTTCTTCTAATTCAAAACATTTTTCAAAAGGTTTATCTTCCATTAGTGCTTTAGTATTATCTAAAGCTTTTTTTATTGCCTCTTTTCTATATTGAGAATCATCTTGTGGAGGTTCACTTAATAATATTTCACCGGTAGCTTTATTAATAACTATCCAACCACCAAAGGGTTTCTTTGTTGCTTCGGAATATAAATATCCTTGTGTTAAATATCCAAACACATCATCTTTAGCAACCTTATCAAATCCACCACCACTCTCACCAAACTTTTTATCAAATGCAAAAGGTGAAGCTGATTTAATATCATAAACTTTGTCATCTATAATAATATCATATGTACCTTTCATGTCAAACCATTTTGTTTTATACTTGACATTTTTTTGTACACCTTGTATATTAGCTTTTGTAGTTCTTAGTAACATAACTACTATAGCTTCTAATATATCACCAAATAAAAACTTTAATTTATTATTATAATTTTCATAAGATTGTATAGCATTAACACCGGAGTATTTCTTTTCCATTTGTAATTGACAAAGTGGTTTACCAATACTAGACATTCTAATTCTAAACTCTGATTCTCTCTCTTGAGTAAATTGTTTTTCTACTGCGTCTTTACAGTCTTTAAGAAATAATTTTAATACTTCTTTAGGTATTGCCACAGGCTTTCGTTGAGCCTGTGACAACAAAGATTTTACTTCTTCTAAGAAAGTCAAGATGTTATTTCTTCCACGATTTCATCGTCTAATATATCTTGTTCTGTAGTATGCCCTTTCTTATT